CCGTAGGCGACCCCGCTGCTAATGTATCCGCAGGTACTGCAAATGAAATATTTGCTACTATATTTGGGGGTAGAATGCGTTTACAGGGTCTGTACGCGGTTAACACTGCTACCGCAGGGACTATTACCTTTAGGGATACTAGCCCGACAGGAGCTATTCGTATGCGTTTTAATACGGTAGGTTCTGCCACAAGCTCGGAGTATCCTGATGTACCAGATGATGGCATATTGTTTGTTGGCGGAGGGTTTTTAGACTATTCCGCAGCAAACATGTCATCAATAACTCTATTCTATGCGTAAATCCCGTAACTTGGGGGAGATTTAGTAGGGATGACTACTTCTAATACTACTGCTTTTGCCCCTGAGTTTACAGAGTTGGCAGAAGAAGCTTGGGAACGTGTAGGGCGAGAGATGCGCTCTGGCTATGACTTGAGAACTGCCCGTAGGTCTATGAACCTGTTAACTATAGAGTGGCAGAACAGAGGGTTAAACCTGTGGACTATAGACTCTGGGGTAGTAGCCTTGCAGCCAAATGTGGCTTCTTACCCACTACCTGCAGATACTATTGACTTACTAGATCAAGTTATACGTACCGGAGCGGGTAACGTATCTACCCAATCAGACTTAACAATAAGTCGTATGGGGCCAAGTGAGTACGCGTCTATACCTAATAAATTGACTACAGGTAGGCCAATTAAAGTATGGATCGACAGGCAAGTAGCTAACCCTGTTATAACAGTGTGGCCTATACCCTCTAGTGCTGACTACACTTTTGCCTATTGGCGTATGCGCCGTATACAAGATGCTGGTAGTGGTGTAGAAACCCCCGATGTAAACTTTAGATTTTTACCAGCGTTAATAGCAGGTTTAGCTTATTACATTGCGATAAAAGTGCCTGAAGCGGTGTCTAGGGTTGATATGCTAAAGCAAATGTACGAAGAGTCTTTTGAGTTAGCTGCAGCAGAAGATAGGATAAAGACTCCTGCTAGGTTTGTCCCTAGACGGTATTCAATCTAATTATGTCTTCTATGTACGCTAGTTCAAGTAAAGCTTTAGGGGTTTGCGATATATGTGGGTTTACTTTTAAATTACGTAAGCTAAAAGATGTATTTAATAAAAACACAAATACACATATAAAAGCTTGTCCAAAAGACTGGAATCCGAGTCAGCCTCAATTACGTCTGGGGGATTACCCAGTACGCGATCCACAAGCATTACGCGACCCTAGGCCCGACACAGACCAGTTGGCTTCAAGTAGAGATATACAGTGGGGCTGGGCACCTGTAGGTAATGGCAATGACCCATTTAATTTAACACCAAATAATTTGGTTGGAACCGCAAGTGTAGGTTCTGTAACTGTAATAATTACTTAGGTTAAATCTATGTCACACGAAACAAGACGAGCTAACCTTATTAAGAAACACGGACTTAAAGGTGTTAATAAACCTAAACGAACGCCGGGACATGCGAAAAAATCCCATATGGTACTAGCGCAAGAAGGGCATACCATGAAACTAATACGTTTTGGTGAGCAAGGGGCTAAAACAGCCGGTAAACCAAAAGCTGGTGAGTCTGATAAGATGAAAGCTAAACGCAAAAGTTTTAAGGCTAGGCATGGTAAGAATATTGCTAAAGGAAAAATGTCTGCCGCTTATTGGGCAAATAAATCTAAATGGTAGTTACAGGAGCATAATATGCCAAAAGTAGGTGATAAAGAGTTTCCATATAGTAAAGCTGGTATAGCCGCAGCAGAAAAATATGCCAAGAAAATGGGTTTACCAATGCCTAAATTTGATAAACCCACATCTAAAGCAGAAAAACAACGCATGGTAGATGCTGGAAACTACGAGGGTGAAATGGAATATAAAAGCGAAACTGTCGGCAAAAATATGGGTGGGCCTATTAAAGGCTACATGAAAGGTGGGACTATTAAAGGCTATATGGATGGCGGTGGTGTAAAAGCAAACCGAGGAAATGGTATTGCTAGACAAGGCATAAAACCCTGTAAAATGATGTAGCAGTAGGTGATTAGGGAAAGGTAAATGAACTATTCTGAACTGAAAGTAAACATACAAGATATCTGTGAAACAACTTTTACAGATGCACAGCTTGCTATGTTTGTACAACAGGCAGAACAGAATGTGTACAACACAGTACAGTTTCCTGCCTTACGTAAAAACTCTACAGGTACCTTTACTAACGGGGATAAATACCTAGCGGTACCAGCAGACTTTGTGTGGGCGTATTCCCTTTCCGTTGTTGACGGCTCTGGGCTAAGTAAATTTCTTATAAATAAAGATGTTAATTTTATACGGGAGGCTTACCCAAATCCAGCAGCAACAGGTATACCTCAACATTACGCCTATTTTGATGAAGACCATTTTATTGTCGGGCCAACACCTAACAGTGGGTACAACATAGAATTACACTATGGGTTTTCTCCTGAATCAATAGTTACAGCTACTAATACATGGCTTGGGGACGATTTTGATTCTGCATTACTAAATGGCTCGTTGGTTGAAGCCATACGGTTTATGAAAGGAGAACCTGATATGGTAACTATGTACACTCAAATGTATATGCAATCTATGACACTACTACGTAATTTAGCAGATGGTAAGTTACGAGAAGATGCTTACCGTGATGGGCAATATAGGTTTAAGGCTGAGTAACAGCAAACTAAGGAGATTACGATGGCAATTACACAAACGATGTGTACGTCATTCAAAAAAGCACTTTTAGACGGCGAGATGGATTTTAGTGCTAATACAAACCAAGCCTACAAAATTGCCCTATATACAAGCAGTGCTGACCTAGGCGCTGCAACTGCCGTGTACACTACGGCTAATGAGGCATCAGGCACAAACTATGTTCCCGGTGGTAGAGATTTAGTTATAACAGCCCCTACAACTTCTGGAACTACAGCGTTATTAACTTTTGCGACTGTAACTTGGGCCAATGTTACGGTAACTGCTAGAGGCGCTTTAATATATCAAGTTGGTGGTACCACACCGGCTGTAGCAGTACTTGATTTTGGCGCAGATAAACAGGCAACCGCAGGTAGTTTTGCAATACAATTCCCTACTGCAAATGCTGATAATGCAATTATTAGGATCGCCTAAGTATGGCTAATGTCGTAGTAGTGCTAACAAATACAGGTCTAGCGGCTACAGGAGGGGTTAACTCTGTTTTAATATGGCAACCTATTAGCCCAGCAGACAACCCCGTATATACCCCTATACATAAGGGACAATAGCATGAGACATAGCCTTATGAGGTTAGAAATATGACAACGCAATATACTACGATCCTTAAGTTAGCTCTCCCTATACAAGGGGAATTGAGTGGTACTTGGGGTGATGTTGTTAATGACAATATTACTCAGATGGTTGAGCAAGCTGTAGCGGGTAAGGCCGTTATCAATTCGTGGACTAATAACGCACATACCTTAACTTCAGCAGATGGTACTTCTTCTGAGTCTCGTTGCGCTATTCTTGATCTTACTGACACGGGAACCGCTTTATCAGGCGTAGGTTCAGTTGTTTGTCCAGCGCAGACAAAACTTTACATTGTAGAGAATAATACCGCACGGGTTATAACTGTTAAGACACCCAGCGGTAGCGGTATTGCTGTCCCTGTTAACAAAACAATGCTGGTCTATTGTGACGGTACTAATGTTGTTGAAGGGCTTACACATACAAATAGCCTCAGTCTAGGAACTAGCACAACAACAGCCTCGTCTATTCTTGACGAAGACAACATGGCATCTAATAGTGCTACAGCCTTATCTACTCAACAATCTATTAAAGCCTACGTAGACTCGCAAGTAGGTACGGTAGATACCCTAACTGAGATATTGGCTAACGGTAATACTACTAGTGGAAGAGATGTTATAGCTAGTACCGATGACAAAGTACAGTTTCGAGACACGGCAATATACATTAACTCTAGTACAGACGGGCAATTAGACCTTGTTGCTGACACAGAGATACAGATTGCGGCTACAACTGTAGATATTAATGGGGCCGTTGCTCTAAACGGAGCGATGGCGGGAGGCACAGACATCACTATTAGTGGTGCGCTTAATGCAGCCACTCTGGATATATCTGGGAACATTGACGTAGATGGTGTCTCTAACCTAGATGCAGTTGATATTGATGGAGCGGTAAGCATAGCCGCCGATACAACTATCGCTGGCACAAATAAGATAATTTTTAATGATGCTTCTCAGTTTATTCATGCGCCCAATGCAACTACCTTAGACCTCGCTGCAACTGACGAAATAGAGCTTACCGCTGTATTAGTTGATGTGGTAGGCAATTTAGCAGTTAGTGGTGCTATAGACCTTGAAGGCAATATAGATGTTAACGGCACTACTAACCTAGATGAAGTCGATATAGACGGTGCTACTCAGATAGATGCTGCGGTTACAGTAGGCGTTAACGACACAGGGTATGACGTTAAGTTCTTTGGGGATACCGCTGGTAAAAATCTACTGTGGGATGCAAGTGAAGATAAGCTAGATGTTACAGGCTTAGTAGATATTACAGGCCCATTAGATGTTACGGGCACAGTAGAGTTTGATGGGTTATCAGGTACAGGTTCGGTAACTGTTACAGACATACTTGATGAAGACAATATGGCATCTAACAGTGCCACTGCTTTATCAACGCAACAGTCTATCAAGGCTTATGTTGATTCAGGAGGAAGTACTAACGCATTAGCTGTAGTGCTTACCGCAGGTAATACTACGGGCGGTACAGATATGTTGGCAAGCACCGATGATAAGGTGCAGTTTAGAGATAGTGCTATATACATTAACTCTAGCACTGACGGTCAGCTAGATATTATTGCTGATACAGAAGTGCAGATAACCGCCACTACAATAGATGTAACCGGAAGTTTAAATGTTGATGGTAGTACCTTCAAAGTCAACGCCACTAACAACCGTGTAGGTATTCTAAATAGTAGCCCAGATGTAACTTTAGACATTGGTACGGCTACCGATGCGGTACACATGCCTAGTGGATCAACCGGACAAAGGCCGGGGTCACCCGCAGCAGGTTACTTTAGGTACAACACTACTACTGCGGGGTTTGAGGGATATACCGATGCGTGGGGTGAGATTGGTGGCGGTGGCGCTAATCTAACAACAAACAACTTTACAGGTAATGGTTCAACAACTGGCTTCACTCTGGGTATTAACCCTTCGGT